AGTGGGCTATGGCTTCTACGTCACCGGCATCAAACGCCTGCTGTGCTTGAACTCTGCGTGGGCCTCTAAGCATAGGATCATGCTCATTTAACCACGCTACCCAACGCTCATCGTTGTCGATCTGCGGAAAATCAGGTACGGCTTGGTTGAGCCTCTGACTAAATCCTACTTCTCCAACTTGGCTACCCGTCTTTGCAAGTTCGTCCTGCAAGTTCTTGATAACCGCGTCTTGCTGTTCAAGTCGGCCCTCGTAGTCTTGAGAGACTTCCTGCGCAACTCGGCGCTGAACGTCCAGCAGTTCTTCACCAAATTCGGCTCGATCTGCGTCGGTTACTAAACTGACTTTCTCCTTCGGCTTTGTCGGCTCGTCTTTTTTAGCAGTCATCTCCTTGCGGATTGCTGTGAGTTCCTCAGTCATTTCGCGCACCTGTTGGTGCAACCTTGGAACTTCAGCGTCGTACTTACCCCGTAAGGTGCTGTACTTCTGCTTAAAGTCGTCCTCTACGTCCGTTGGTGACGTGTCAGCTGGCTTCGCTTTGTCAGGTTCGGGTGCTGCTTCAACCGTAGCTACTACTTCCGCTTCCGTATCCAACTCCTCAAGTTGAGGTTCGTGTTGGGCTTCTAACGATTTTTCGTACGCTTCAATTTCGGCAATCTGTGCCTGTACCTGCTTTGGCAACGCCATATGGTTCTCCTCAAAGCACCAACTCTGTTTCACAGCGCCCGGAGGTAGGCTGCTCCCGTCTTTGGTGTGCTTCATCATGCTCTTACGAGCGGTTTACTACCTTCGCCGCCTCTTCAACGGCTTCAAGTAGGTCTTCAAATGCTTCTGCGCGTCCCTGCAACCGGTGGATTGTCACCGTATCAGTCGCTTTCACTAGCCGCGCTTTAGCTAACTCGGCTTCGGCCTCAAAAAGACCTAACAGAGCTGTCTCACCTGTTTCTCTGAGCCTCAACAGTGCTTTTACGTGCTGCTGGTCACAAAGATTCAAGTCAATCATGTTATAAATCTACTCTAAATATGTTAACATGTCAACACATGCGAAGACTACTTACCATTTGGACGAGGACTCATGGTATTGTCCTGCCGCCCACCTTTAGGAGTTCCATCTTCTTGCATTTGCGCGGCCTGTTGCTGAGCCTGCATTTCCTGCATCATCATGGCCTGTTGTTGAGCTAACTCTTGCTGCTTCTGCACATCTTCTCGGCTAGGGACGAGGCGATCAACATTGGTATTAAGATTACCCGCGAGGTCGCGGAGGAGTTCAGCCGTACCCGGTAAGCCAACAATCTGCTGTGCAACCGGACTTTCCAGTATAAGACGGAGGAAGTCAGTCTTACGGACAGCTTCAGCTTCCTTAACAACCAGCGACATCGCGCCCGTTGCCACGATCTGGACATCGCCGATAAGGTCTGGGTCATCTGAATACCTTAAATTTCGTTGGTACTGGCGTTCTAACATGGGGCGCATAACATCGTGGTCGATGTTGCTAATAACTTGTTTAATACTCTTGCCCGCGTTCGACATAAGCATAGACAACCCCGAAGACGTACGCCCAGCGCCCGGAACGTGTTGCCCGGTCATGTAACGTGGAATACCTGATACTTCGTCTGAGATTGCCATAAAGCGGTCAAACACACCCATAAGTTCAGCCGCATTAGAGTTGGGTTGAAAAAAGCTCATAGGGGGAGTTGAGTCTGCGTAGTCAGACTGCCTAAACTGCCAAATCTTCCAAGGGTACATCTGTGTGATGTCTTCCCCCGCTGGAAGGCGGCTAATATTTACGCCGACCTGTGGACCGGAGCTAATACCCATATTATTTGCAAGCGCCCGAGCAGCGGCGTTACACATATTCTGAGCGTCCATACAAAGGTCAGCGACCCCGTTACCGTCAATGCGGCCCGGAACCTTTTCAAAAGATGTCATATAGTAGGGCTTGCGCCCCAATGGATCGTAGTTAAGCACCGCACGAACGACGATATTATCAATCATCCATACTTCGCACGGGTAAGACTTCTGCGGGTCTTCGACCTCGTCTTCGCCTAGCCCCCATTCGAGTAAAACATCCCCGGGGATTGTGTCCCAAAGCTGTAGTGCGGCAACTAAATCTGTGTTCGCCTCATCAAAATCCTGTCCTGTGGCGTCTTCCATAAGGTCGTCATTGTGGTCGAGCCAGCTGAACCCACCCGTACCGAAATCGGTCAGAATAGAACGAACAGCAGCTTCGTCGTAGCCTTCGACGCCCAGCATGTTCTCAACGTCGTCTCGTGTTAGGTGATGCAGTTCCGCAACCGGCATCGAGTGAATGTCATCACCCCATGGCATCCAATAGAATTTAAAAGGGTCAACTCGCTCCCACTCGTCGCGCAATACATCTACAACGCCCAACCCACCCTCAACGTATTTCATCGCCTTGCGTTTGCGTGGGATTGGCCCTTTGAGTACAGCGTAAGGGAATGTGGCTATGTCGTTAGTGAACTCGAACAGCGCCTTGGTAAAGCCGCCCTCAAGCATCTGGTCTTCCATTTTGGTTTCCATCCGCTCGACGCGCTTTTCTGCTTCGAACTTCATAGACCGCATGGCCGTATCTTTCATACCCGACGCGAGCTGTTTTAGCTCATCCTCGTTAGGCGGTTCCCCGCCAGCGTCGTAATACTGCATCAGGTTCTGCTGCATGATGTTCTGCATCGCCTGAGTTATGTCTGGTGGCACCTCTGGAATAGGCGTCGCACTAAGAGACCAAGGTTTATCTGCACCTGTGCCTAAAAGCGTATCTCGCAGCCAAGCAGTAGCAGTCCTACACTTAGCGCTGACAATGCCCATAAAGATTTCTGAGCCACCTTGCTCCTGTATTTCAGCAAGTTTCGCAGGTTCGTACTCCATATTCCGAGCGCGAACGCACTGCGCAAGACGCTCTTCTAAATTGTCTTGGTGATGATCTCGCATCACTTCCCAACGTTTATGGACGTGGGAAGCCAGCCCTTGAATCATAGGGGTATTCTGTTTTTCATCAGAAGCACGTTGCGCCTGCGCCTCAAGATCAGAAGCACGTGCAACAGGAATTAGGGCCGAGCCTATCGCCATATCAAAATCTCACCTGTGACGTCATGCGTACGATAGCACCTATATGTTCACGCGTCAACAGATTAGGTCCAACCGCTAGATGAAACGCGGACGACCTCTTTGCGCTGTGTTGACCATGAGTTTGCCCCGAAGGTCTCACCGCCGTCTGCATGAAGGCACATATATTGGAACGCGTCGGCAACGTCCGACCACGGGTGAGACTTCTCGGGCTTCTCGTCCCGCGCACCTTTCGTGTTGATCTTGTACCGATACTTACCGGCCAACGCCTGCACCAACGACGACGCTCCAACGCCGTCGACGACGAAACTGTACTTACCGTCAACCACACGGGTCAGGTATTTCTCCACCGCAGCGATGCGTGCTGCGATTGAATTGGTCCTCGCGGGCTTCACAACGAACCCCTCGTTTTTGTATATATCCGCCACAGTTCTCTCGTCCGTCTGGACACGCTGAAACGCAGCAGGGTCGATAATAACTATCGCTCGTCGCCCCGGAAACTTGTTACTTAACAACGGCTTGAGCCTCTCTCGCACGAACCTCAACGCCCCCATACCGTCAGAGATCAAGCTGTCGTACACGACCAGTCGCCCATCGTGCGTTACGCTGCCGACAACGGCTGCGGGCGTCAGCCCCGCGTCGACGCCGATCAGCAACGGGCTGTCGCTAAACATGGGAGTCAACTCTTCATCTGAGGAGTGAACCGTCCGGTCGAACGATCTAAACACTGGCTGTCCACTGAGCGATTTGCCGAACTGCGCGTGAATATACACGTCTACCCAGTCCTCAGTTTTCCCTTGTGCGAGGTTGTCATAATAGTCGTCAGGTAAGAACCGCGTCCAATCGGCCTCCGGTGCCAACCCGCTGGGCTGTATGGTTACATGCACGTTGCTAGGCGGCTCTGTGAGCAAAGTTTCCCAAAAAGTATCCATATCAGGGGGGTTCGTCATGCCCCAAATGTGCATATTCGGCTTACCATCGTCGCTTACACACCCCACACCGTTCATCATTTTGTCGGGATACCGGCCCACACGACCCTGTGCGGCGTTGTAAATATCGGGGTGAATCTCCCTAAATTCGTCAAATATGATGAAACTAGCCTGTAATGAGAGCAATCTACGCACGTCATTGGCGTCATCTAGCCCTCTAAACAGCACTTCGCACTCAATATCACCCACTTTTAGGACGAATTTGTACTCTGTTTTGAGGAAAGACCCCATAATTCCATCAGGAATCCACTTCAAAAAGTCAGGAATTGACGTATCTCGCAGCTGTTCTCGCGTATTTCGTACCCAAATGGTCCTAGAACGCCTAATTCCGTCCTTACACGGGGCCATTCGTGCCGCATGGTGCAGGATTTTCATGATACCAGCCGTAGTTTTAGTCGATCCGACCGGTCCTACCGCCAAAGATATGAATTTTTCGGAGTAAAAGAACTCATCGAGGCTCTCGATGACCTCAAAGTCTATCTCATGTTGCATCGTCTACCGTTTGACCTTCGATGGTGATGGCATCGGACTGATCTTTGGCACGCGTTATGTTGATGACCACCTGTGGGCCACCTCCACCGGTATCCAACTTGGTATCCGGTTCCAACCTGCCCATCTTGTTGAGCATTTTTTGGAACTCTATCCGGGCCGTCGGGTTAATTGTGGGGTTTTGCATGTGACGGAACAAGTTATCTAGGTTCACTGCGCCCAACATACGGGCAACGGTCTCGATTTTACTCGGATCGTCTTCGATAGCCTGCAAGTCAGCAGGGGACAGAATGGCTTGGTCGACCTTTGATGGGTCTATTGCTTTGTACACATGGTTACTCATGCTCACACGTTAACACTTAGAGGGTTTTGGGTCAATGCAACTGAGTAGGGAGGAACAAACAGAGAACACTTGGAAAAAATAGGGGTCGCGATACACGTACTACATAAGGGCTGGGTGGGTGGCCCACCCCCCTCGGCCACTACCCCCCCTCTGTCAACCGCGCGCTATAGATAGGACGGTTAGATACACCTTCGGGTCACATCGTCCACAGTCGAAAGGTTGGGATTGTAGTTGAACCACGCGCGTTTTGTGTGTGCGGATGCGAAAGTTCTCAAGCGTCAACCGCTACTGCATGCGGGGAAACCAATCGGCTTTACCATAAGCGCGGACCGTGTATGCGTCACCCAATGTGACCTTGCGGCCGAACCCTACTCTGAGACAAGGTGGGGCACGCTGAATAACGTCGGATATCGCATTACCTCGCTGACAACGAGGCGCGGTATCTGTGAGCGCATCCGCGTGGTGCGTTCTCATATACCTTATTATCCATCAACTTTGTCTATGAAAGGACATATCATGTTATCTATCAAAGCTCTTAAAACTAAAGTGTCATCTATCAAGTCAGACACAAAGTCGCTTCGCGGCCGTATTCAAACTGTTCTCGTTCACACGGCTGGCCACGCCTACCAGCACCGCGATGTGACCATGTTCACAGAACTATACGCGGCGACTAGCGGTATCAATCGCAAGCGCATGGTCAAGTTTATCCACGATAACGGCTTCGCCACGTTGCAGAAAGACGGCTCGTTCAAGCTGAACAAGTCTGCTGTCAAGAACGCGGACTTCGACGACGGCGACGCTGTTGTTGAATACCTTAATGACCAAGACGCGTGGTATGTCGATGAGGAACAAGCTCCCGCAATCGTCAAGGCTCTTACTCCAGCAGTGTTACTTGAGCAGTTGGCTGACAAGATCGAGAACCCTAAGTCTGGCCAAGATGTCGTCGTTGACTTCGCTGCCTACAACGCCGCGATGCAACGTGTTGACGCCGCTATCCAAGCCCGCATCGCGGGCTAACTACTCCAATAATAGCCTTTATGACAAAATAGAGGCTATTTTACTTTGTCACATGGATTGTCATAATCCAAAGTTGTTTGTTTACAGGGGGTTGACCCCCCCTTTATGACATTATGACATTATGACAAAGATAAATAATAATATAGAGGAGGAAAAAAGCTCGTGCGTCCCGCTCGGATCGCGCGCTCCATCTCTATGCCCCCCAGCTTATCCCGTAGCTTTGTCATAATGTCATAAAGCTGCAATATCAAAGGCTTACAGCTGACCTTTTGTCATAAAGGTTTGTCATAAAGCTATTTTGTCA